ATGATTAAGTTAGAGAAAATAGTCGAGCCAAAGGTGCTCAAGGATAATGCGATCCGGTGGCTGCAAGAACTAAAAGAAGCCATCGCTGCCGACGACAAGCAGTTGATAAAATCGAGAAAAAGTCGTTACAACCACTCAGATATTAAAGCTGCGGTAAAGTCAGAGACGCACGGGAAGTGTGCTTTTTGCGAATGTGATGTCACAGCAGTTTCACATGGTGACATCGAACACTCATTTCCGAAGTCACTAGATATCAATAAAACTTTTGAGTGGGCTAATCTTGGTTATTCTTGTCAGCTTTGCAATCAAAGTAAGTCTGACCATGATCCGAAATTCGAAAAAATTATCGATCCGTACCGGATTAATCCTGAACCATTTATCAAATTTTATTGCGCATTCATAAATTCGAATGGGACGCTTGAGGGTAGACAGACTATCCATCACCTTAGATTGGACCGGGCTGAGGTGGTTGAAAGAAGGCAAAATACTATCAAGTCACTAATCAAAAGTATAGAATTAATTCAGCTCGCAAAGACACCTGAAGAAAAAGCCATTTTGATAGAGGACTTCGAAAGCAATGAGCTTAATCCAAAGTTGGAATTTACAGCGATGCGCAGGGACTTCTGGATAGCTTACAAATCCAGAGGCATTTGAATACCAACTTAATAATATAAAATGATATCCACAGTCTGCTTTAGGTCGCAAGCAGGCCTTGCCAGTAGGTTGCTACCGGCCCATAACCGTGGCTTCGGCAGATAAGCAGCTTTACAGGCCAACGTCAAAACAGATTTACAAAACTGAGGATCGCCGACCAGGCTAGCTCAAGTAAAGCAAACGCAGAAAATAATCCGTTTACAACAAGAATAATCGCGCCAACGAGAATCACTAAAACTATGAGTTGCAAAGTCTTCATACGGTGAAGGCTCCCGAAAAACCAATTCAATGGTCCATCTTAGGTTGGTTATGCGCTACCACCTCTGGTTCGTTTGCAGCCAAAGATAGTGATGCTTCTGAATAAAAACCCCCGGTGAGCTTTGATCACCGGGGTTTTTTATGTCTTGTGGAGCCCCAATCGGAATTCAATTCAGGGCTTCCGCCAGCGCGACAGTGGGGCGGCTTTCCAGCCACTCGTCCACGTTGTTGGCCTTCCAACCAACTGCGCGGGGGCCTAACTGGATGGGTGGAGGGAAGCCCTCGTTCAGCATCCAGTTGCGTAGCGTTGTTTTGGAGATACCCAGCTTCTCAAGCAGCGTGGTGCGGCGGTAGATAAGGGTTTGAGTTTTTGCCATGGTGGTGCTCATGCGGGAATGGGTTGTTGTTCTGGGCGCAGCGATGGCTTACTTGCCAGTTGCTGCAGCTGCTCTTGCAGTACGTCGTCTTGTTTGGCGTGCTCGTAAACCGCCAAACCCAGCTGTTTGGCCACCATGTATTCCAGGCTGGCGCCCTTGGACTTTTGCCAGCCGGGCAGCAGGTAGATGGCGTGGCAGGTCATGAGCTGGCTGACACCCATGCGCATGTACGCTGTCCAGTTGCAGTCGGCGTCGACGTGCGGTCTGGGGTTTTCGGCGGGGCTCTCCACATGCCAAGCCCGTTTGCGTAAGCGCGCCGCGGCATCGTGGAAGGTGGGGTAGTTATTGTCCGGCAAGCCTGTCATAGGGCCGGCAATGTAGATGCGGTGGTTGGGGCACTCGTGCATCAGCCACATCTGCATGGTGCTGATGCAGCGGAATTCTTTTTTGCCGGAAACAAAGCCACCAAAGCGCTGGCACTCATCCACGATCAAGCGGGTTGCCATGCGCCAGCCGGTGAAGAAGCTGAGCATGAGCATGGCGGGCATGAGCACTACGCGAAAAAGCATCATGTACATGGGCGTGTCCTTTCTTTAGTCAGTGGGTGGGTTCAGAAATTTGGATGGGTGTATTAACCAGCTCACGCAGTACGTTCAGCGTGCTGTGCAGCTCTTGTTCGCGGTTCATCAGCTCCCGGGCGCGCACGTTGAACCACGTGTCTGCAGGCATACGCTGTAGCTCGACCTCGATCGCTGACTTTTCCTTTTGAAAGTACTTGATCAGGTACGGCAGAGTGGGTGCCTTGCATTCATTATTGGTAGCTTGTTGAGCTTGGATTGCATTGCTTTCGTTTATGTTTTTCATTGAATTCATTGCGTGACATGCGCTGCATGCTCATATTTATTAATGAGTTGGATGAACACGGACTGAAGCTCTTGCGTCAGTGAACCGTTGCGCTTGCTGAACCTGCCTGCGTTACGGCTGCTGTCGTAGCTGGTTTTGCAGGCAATGCAGTCCTCGCGTAGCCCATCGCGGTTGCGTGGCTCACGGTGGAAAAATTCGGTGTCTGCGGGCCACTGCTCGTGGCACTTGCTGCAGGTCTTTTCCACCGTGCTGTTTTTTTGGGGTGCGGATTTCATGCGGCGTTTGCCTTTCTGCGCAGTGGCACAACTTGGGGCGATGCGTCCAGCTCCAGCGTGGCTTGCGCCTGGCGGAACTGTTCTGCAGCGGCGTCGCGTTCGGCCTTGGCGGCTGCGCGGCGCATGTCGGCAAAACGTTTGGCCAGATTCGTGTCGTTGGCGTTGGTGTACTTAAAGTTGTGCGCCGGATTGATGGCGCTTCGGCTGGGTTCGGTGCGTTTTGCGGGCATCGCTAGTCCTCCTGGGTGCGTCAGGTCAGAAAAATGGGATGGGAGAAGGGCCGATGGAGCGCCATTCGGCGTCTGTTCGACCCGGAAAACCGGGTATGCAGTCCTCGGCTTCGTGGCGTCCACGGCCTAAAAGTGCTCGGCGTGGCTCGCCGGTCAGGCGGGCTCTACAGTTATTGAAACCAGTCCAAGCTCGCGGCAAAGCCGCTCGTGCCTCGCCTATGGCGAGGGAACAGCCGGAGCTGCTATCTGTGCATGTATCGGGGTTGAATGTTTCCGTTTCCACCGCTACAGGCGTCCATGCCATGCGGCGGCTAATCAGCCACTGACCACGGCGGTTCTGCAGGCCCACCACGCGGCCCACGGTCAACGCTTCGCCGTACTGATTGCATTCGCCCTCGCGCAGTGGGCGGTGTGCCATGCGCAGGTGTGACTGGCCACGGGGCAGGCAGTGCCCGCCCATGGCTTCCATGAATACGCGCCAGTTGGCCTGTATGTTTCCCTCGCGGTGGCTGGCCACCCATGCGCGTTTGGTGCTCTGGTCGCCGCTTTGATGCAAGGTGTTGATCTGGTCACGGCCCACACGGCGCAGCTCACGCCATACGCACACGCTGGGCATGCCAATGGCCTGAAACTGCCGAATGCCCCAGCACGCCGCCCACGCATCCACACGGCGGTGGCCAGGCATGTCGTTTTGCTCCACATCCCACAGCTGGCCTTGCACTACGTCCAGGTGGTCAGCCAAGGCCGCATGGCCCACGCTCTTGGCGATGTATTTGGCCACGTAGCCAGCGGCACCGCCGCTTGTCATGCGTTTGCAGTTCACGCGATTCTCGAAAGCGCCCGGCCCGTCGCCGTATTCCTTGAGCCACCACACCCGCATGGCCAGCTCAACGTATTGCGCCTCGGCTTCCGTTTCCGCCCAAATCAGCATGTGCCAATGGGGCGTGGCATCGTGGTGGGGTTCTGCCACACGAATGCCGTAGATGTTGATGCCCTTGGTTTTAAGGTGCGATCGCAACCGGCTCCAGCACTCACGCAGCCATAGCTGTGCATCACGCGGCGTGCTCACCCCGTCATACCGTGGGTTGGGGTAGGGCTGGCCACCCTTCTTGCAGATAGCCATGCGGTGGAACTTGCTGGGCGCGGTCTGCGTAAAGAACAGGCCCACATGGTTGCGGGCGCATCTGCGCATGCAGCTCTTGGGCGGACATTGGCGCATTCATGGGCGCACCTCAACACGCACCACGCAGGCAAACCATACATCGCCAAATTCATGCTCCACAGCCTGCAAGGCTTGGCGGCAGTTGCTGGCCAGCACACGCAGGCGGCGGCGCGTGCGGTGCTCATCAATGTGGGTAATGCGGTAGCAGTTCAAGTTGCACCTCGGTTTTTGGGCGTAAAAAGTCCCGCAGCGCCTGCAAATCAGGCTCTGTCGGTGGGATTCAAAGGGGAAAGGGAAGAGGGCGCGCTAGGCGCTGGGGGTATCAGTCAGGGGGTTGCACTCCCTGCACAAACAAATCGCCCGTCACTGGCGTTGTGTTGCGTGTCTGGTGCTCGGCACTTGCCGCATGGTCTAGCGTGACGCGCACCAAGTCGCGGCGCACGTGGCTAGACAGGGGCAGGCTGACGCTGGGGTCTGGCGTGGCAGAAGGGGACAGCGTGCGAGAAATTTCCAGCGTTGCCACAAAGGTGTGGCCGCACTCGGCATTCACGCAGCAGTACACGTACTGCCGGGTCAGCACCGACATTTGCTCACTGGTGCGAATCACGCTGGGCCACCTGCAATGCGGGCACGGCAGGCGCATCGATTCTTTGCTGGTGCCCTTCCACGGCTTGGCCTGTTCCACTTGGTTACAGCCTTGCGCGGCTTTCCCTTCACTGGCGCGGGCGTTATCGGCCACTTGGTTCAGCTGCTTGCTGGCACGCAACGCGGCAGAGGCCAGCTCAGAATTGCTGACAGGGAAAGGGAAGGAATCAACCATGCGCACCACCTCTAATTAGTTGCTGGCCATGTCTGCCGCAGGCAGCTCAATGCGGCCACGGCGGCGGTACTCGGCCATGCCCATCAAATGAATCAGGCGTGCAAAGTTGCTGGAGCTTCGGCCCTGCGCTTTGGCCTGTGCGTGCGCATCAGGCAGCTCCTGCTTTTCAAGGCGAAGGGCAATGGGCTTTTCATGAACCAGACGGTCGACCGAGGCCGAGTGATGCCGCGTAAGTTGGGCTTGGGTGGTCATGTACGATCTTTCCCGGATAGTTACAAATTGGAATTAAAAAATTAGATGCTGGAGCTGCCATGAAACGACAACGTGCTTTCAACCCCCTTGACACCCTTGACGGTGACGAGCCCGTCACGGTCTCCATGCTTCGGGACGCTATGGATGACATGGGACAGGGCGTTGGTTTCGCCCTTGGTGGTGCTTTGCACCAGACAGGCGTGAAGCCGAGCCAGTGCCAAACCATTGCGCTCGCACTGCATACGCTTGCGGCTAATGGCACTTTCCACGGCCCAGCTTTTGACGTCATTAACGGGATCGTTGCTGGAATGGTCGCCCACCTTGAGGGCGCGCCCGATGGTGTTGGCAAACGCGAGCTGTAGCTTGCGTACAGCAGACCACCAACGCGAGCCGGGCCGTGGTGCGCCAGCAGGTGTACGACGCTGAATTTCGAAATCAGCCAGAGTGATCCGTCTGGTCAGCACCGGTACACGAGTGCGCAGGCGTTGGTCTGGGTTGCTGGGGTCGCCATTCACACCGCAGACCACCATCAGGTTACTCACATGGGTTGCGTCACCGCTGGTAGTGGGCTGCACAACATCAAGGTACAGGCGTGGCGCTTGGCCAGCAGGTGAGACAGGCTTGGTCATGTACTATTGGGCATAGATTGTTACAACGTGAACGCATCATATGCTCACAATAGTGAGCGGTCAATACATGCCAGATAACTTTTGTGATCTTTTTGGTGATCGCATTAAAAGCGAGCGACTGCGCTTGAACTTCCAGCAACTTGCTTTTGCAGAGGCTTGCGAGGTGTCACGTGGTGCATTGCTGAAATGGGAAAAGAACGAAGCCAGCCCCAATGCGCATGCGTTGGCATTGATGAGCAAGCTCGGCGTGGACGTGCTTTACGTTGTGACTGGTCAGCACGCGGTCGTGTCCGAAGTCAACTTGGCCCCAGCCGAGCGCGTCCTTCTGCAAGCATGGCGTGACAGCGGAGTGAAGGGCCGCGCCTTGCTGACTGCCGCTGCCGACGTTTTAAGGCCAGACTCGTAACGACGATTTGATGCCCCAAAGCCCAAAGAGGCAGGGGTACTTTAGGAGGAGTGATGGTGAAGAAATTAGTAGTTCTTGCGTTCCTGGTAGTTAGTACAACGGCATTCACGGCACCGTTCAAAGGCTCAATCCAAGAAACGATAGAGGAGATGGCCGACTTCTCTGCCGATAACAACACCTTCGCCGTTATCAAAAAACAGCCACTTCATATTCGTCTTTCTCCCAGAGTCGTCAAAGGTGACCTGCCAGAGACTGTCAAAAGCGAAGTGCTGCGCGCAGCCACATACGGTGTGTACAGAACTTTCATTCACACCAAAGAAAATCAAGTTCAAGTGACGGTGCAGCCCGTTCTATTCGAAATGGGCCCAAGCGGCGCAAAGCTGACGTTAACCAAGAACCCATCAGCAACCGTTACGGTGACCCGTGCCCAAGCTCAAAAAGTGGCCCAAGACGTTCTGGGCGCCAGCAGTCTTAACGGCCTAGTTGACGATAACGATGCTTGGTCAGACAAGATGACCAATGGCCGTTACTTTGGCCGCAAACCCGGCCTGCAAAAATTGTCTGATGCACTTGGCGTCAAGTACACACCCTAGCGGCAGATAGGCACTGCCTTATCCAAGTGCCCAAAGAGGCAAGTCAGTAACGGAGGAGATCGTGATGCCAAGTATTTCTTTGCGCAATACAGCGCTGTGCGCCTGCTTATTTGCCGTGATGTGTCTCAGCACAGCGCATGCCCGCAACTATCCATGTTCTGGAAAAAAGGGCGGTGTTTCACATTGCCAGGGTGACAAGTTCGTGTGCAAAGACGGCACGATCAGTGGCAGCAAGCGTAGTTGCAGCGTTGAGATGAAGCACAGTGCTAGATAGCATCAGCTTATTTCACAACCAAAGTTGGGTAGTGCCATATCAGATGATTAATGTGCTTGCAGCAGTAATTCTTGACCCTAGTAACGTCGTTTTCCGTGTTAATTGTCAACCTTAGATAGCAAAATTTATTTGCTGCCGTAATTTGCTATTACAGGATTAATGAATGTCAATTCGTTATGAAAAACCTGAAAGTTGAATGGAGAGAGTAATGTCAAAAGAAATGGCGTTCCGCGTGCAGTCGCACGTTCTAAAGTTATTGGGTGATGAGTTAATTGGCCATGACCGCCTAGCTGTTTTTGAACTAGTAAAAAACGCTTATGACGCCGATGCCACGCATGTTGAGGTGGTTCTTAGTTTAGATTCCGAACAACCGTTTATTTCCGTAACGGATGACGGAACTGGGATGTCTGCGGAAACGATTGAAAATGCTTGGCTGGAAATTGGTACTAACTCTAAACGAGGCGAAGCCAAGGCCCGCCGCTCAGCACTAGGCCGCTTGCCGTTAGGGGAAAAAGGTGTTGGACGTTTAGCTGTGCAGAAGCTAGGAAATGAAATTCGGCTAACGACCAAGAGAGAAAATGAGAATGAAAGTTATTTTTCTATTGACTGGCATAAACTTATTAACAGCAATCGCTATTTAGGAGCTGGGCAAACTGTATTGGTAGAGGAGCACGCCGCAAAGAATAGCCTTTTTTCTAAGCACGGGACGCGTGTCGAGATTTACCAACTCCACCGCAATGAGTGGAGTAGAAGAGAAATACGTGACCTTTATCGGCTAGTACAATCATTGTGCAACCCTTTTAGAGCTGTCGATTCATTTAATGTGAAGTTACTAATTCCTGGAAGAGATAAAGAAATAGAAGATCTTCCATCATTGAATGACATGATAGAAAGTTCAGTATGGCAATTCCATTTTACTATTGATGATAGAGGGGTTTTTGAATGGGAGTACTTTTTTACCCCTCCGAAATTCAAAGGACTTAAGCCTAGGAGTGAATCTTCGATTGATAAAAAGCTTGAACTGCTTGAGCCTGATAAAGATGAAATTCCACTTTTCTCCGCAAGAAAAAGTAAGGAAAATATTTTTTTAGAAGAAAGTGATTTGCAAGGTATTGGTCCAATCAGCGGAAGTTTTTATGCATTTTATCGTCGAGATGAAATTCTAAAAGCATCAGGTGCACCTCAGCAGATAAAGAAATGGCTTGATAGCCAAACTGGTGTAAGAGTTTATCGTGATGATATTCGAGTATTTAACTATGGCGAACCAGATGATGACTGGCTTGGCTTGAATGTCCGACGTATCAATCGACCAGCTGGAAAACTGGGAACCCAGAGTGTTATTGCTCAAATTTCATTAACACAAGCTCAAAGTACTGGCTTGCAAGAAAAAACTAACCGTGAAGGTTTTGATAATAATGAAGAATTTTCAATATTTAAAAGAATAAGTCAAAGTATTTTCGAAAAGTTTCATATTTTACACGGGGGAGATCGAGAGAAAATTGATCTCGCTATACGAGGTGATGGAGTTAATCATCCGCCTAAGGTTGATGAGGCACTTTCAAAACTTGAGGTTTTGGCTAAACAACACAAAATTGAAAAAGAAGTAAAGCCAATTATTGAGTCTGTACAACAGCAGTTGAAAACTTATCGCGATGTCATGATCGAGTCTGGAATGGCCGGTACAAATCTCGCACTCGTTTTTCATGAAGTAGTTCATAGTATTGATCGAGTACAGAGAAAAACAATTTCTAATTTCGATCCTGACGATATACGTAATGAAATGGACCACCTCAAGAAGTTGCTGGAAACGTTTAAACCGCTACTGCAGCGAGATCCAGCAAGGAGCGTCTCTGCCAGTGAATTGATTCGCCGTGGAACAGGCCTGCATGAAGATAGATATGAAAGACACTCGGTTGTTTTCTCTAACTGGTCTGCAGATCCAAAGCATTCTCATGAATTCACGCTAAAGTTGCCGCGTGGATTGATAGTCGGTGCTATTAGCAATGTTGTAGATAATGCAATTTATTGGTCAAGATATAAAAAGGAGAGGGATAAATTAAAGAATCCTGCTGCAGTTCTCGCACTTTCTTATTGGGATGATGAGACAGGAGGGATAATTGCAATTGTTGATAATGGACCTGGTTTTCAACTTTCAGCAGAGCAAGCAGGTCGTCCGTTTGCCACGACAAAGGCTGGTGGAATGGGATTGGGTCTTTATTATTGCAAAACTGTTATGGAGACGGTTGGAGGCTCGATAGAAATTTTGACTGTCGATCAGTTGAGAGATATTTTAGATATTCCTGAGTCTTATGATGGAACCGCTGTAGTATTTTCATTCAAAGAAAAAAATGATTCCCCAAAATATTAAAGTAGTAGCATTGGATGATGTAGAAGATCATCTTGTTAAAATTGTTCGAGGTTTGGGTCGAGCGGGATTTTCTGTTACCCCATTTTTTTATGATGACAATGAATTAGAGGATATTCCAGTAAGGTTGCTAGAGGGAATTCGAATCGTTTTCAGCGACATTCATATGTCAGAGGGAAACCATAATCATAAGATGAATGGTGCGGCAATTGCGAATTGTTTGAGGAAAATAATTTCTCCTGGGCCATTTGTAATAATATTTTGGTCTGAGTATCCCAAAGAGGCAGATAAAGTATTTAAAGAGGTGTGTGCTCGTCTTGAAGAGAAGGGGCATATTGCACCAATTGGGTATGGTGCTATTTCTAAAGGTGAGGTTCTTGCCTTATCAGAAAATCCCGAAGAATTTGATTTGAATGGATTGAAAGAAAAAATATTCGAACAGGTAGATAAGTTCCAACCCCTGCTTTTTACGGCTGCGTGGGAAGAAAAAGTTTTTCGAGCCTCCGCTAAAACTACCAATAAATTATTCTCTTTAACATCTCCTTATGATGGCAGTTCTAAACTTAAAGAATGGGGTAAATTGACGGCATTTCTCGGAGCCCAAGCTGTTGGAGGATTAAATGCCCGAAAAGACATTCAATCAGCGGTGGATCAAGCACTGCTACCTCTTGTTGAAGATCATTTGAGTCTAATGTCAGGTGATTGTGACGTTTCTGTAGATGCAATATTGATTAATATAAATGAGAATGGCAATATTAAGAGACCTAAAAAAATATCTGCATCTCAGCTGCATACAGGATATCTAATTGAATTAATTGAGGGCGATCTTAATTCGGTTGGAAGTATAAGAGGTGTCGTTATTGAGTTGGCTGCTTCTTTTGTTAACTCCGGGCCATTTATTAATTACTTTGGATATGAGAAGAATGATTTATTAAAAAGGGAGTTCCTAAACAACCAAGAAAATCTAACCAGTGAAGAAGCTTCGCTAATTAAGCTGCATGCTGTTGAGCTTGGCGCAGAGTGTGACCATATAAATGATAAGGTTAGCACCTTTAGGTATTTGTTGGCAGTTTTGGTTCCAATTGAATTGATGAATCTTTTTAATGGTGAAGGTAGGGGTGTAGGAGATGAGAAGGGTAAATTAATATTTAATAATATGAGCGTTATGGACGCTGGTTGCTTTTCTATCGAAAAAAATAAAGGCGAAGGTCCCAGAGACTTTCATCTGCTAATTTCTTGCCGGTGCTTTATGGCTTTAGCGATAGGAAAGAATGCCTCTGGTATTCCTCGTTTTAGACTACGCAGAGCTCTGCTGGAAGAAGTTGCTCATCGTTATGTGACTCATGCGAGACGGCCTGGCGTGATGCGTTTTGCGGCTTAAGCTTGTCTTTGCACAACGTTTTTACAATTGCGTCCATAACAGGTGAGCAAACGGCATTGCCTAAAAGCTTCACTTGCTCTCTTCGCGTGACCTTTGGAAAACGGTAGCTGTCAGGAAAGCCCATGGCTCGGCGCAGCTCTGACGGTTGAAGCATGCGCATCTTGTGCCCTTCTGGCGTTGGCTGCACAAGTGCAAAGCGATCAACGGTAGTGATGGTGCGTAATGGCACATCCAAAGGTTGCCAGCCACCAGAACCATCACTTCCGTAGTAAACGATCAGAAACGGAGTGTTTTCCCCAAGTTTTTCAATGGCACGTTCGGCACGCTCTAAGGTGCCTTTGGCACGCTTAGGTTTCCTAAGAAATGTCATCGGCCAAGTTCCTTCTGGATCAAGAATGGAACTGACCGTTGAACGCTCGATTGAGGGAGATGCGACTACCAGCCCTGGGACTTGTTGCAGATCTGCCATGAGGAAAAGGCGGCGGCGCTTTTGAGGAACCCCAAAGTCTGATGAGTCAAGGACTTGCTCACGTAGCTGATAGCCCAGGTCCATCAGCTCTTGTTTCAATTCTGGGTAGCGATCCCAGGGGCGCATGTGCACTACATTTTCCAGAACAATCCAACGCGGTCGCATGATGCTGGCATAGCGAACTACTTGCAGAGCAGTCTCTTTACTTTCTTCCGATCGAGGTTTATTGCCTCGGGCGCATGTATGGTGGGTGCATTCTGGGGAAGAAAGAAGTAAGTCAATTTCGCCCACATCTGCTTTGACTTTGAAAGGGTCGAGTGTGCGCAGGTCTTGGCAATAAACATCTGCATGAGGAAAATTCAATTGAAAGGATTGCGTGGCTGCTGCCCAAAGGTCCACACCACCAACCACTTCAACACCAGCAGTGCGAGCACCAAAACTGTTGCCGCCAGCACCGCAAAACATGTCAAAGCTTCTAATTTTTTTCATACCAATTCTTTCAATCGATTAGGTCGCCAGGTTACCAGGCCAAAAGAGGTCTGGATAGCACCTAACCCTTACTCCGGTTGAAATTTCGCATAGATGTGCGGTTGATTTCAGAGTAAAGAGAGCATTGTGCCTATTCACTGCCTTTCAAAGTGAGGCTAAGAAATTTCCCCGAATACATGTCGAAACTGGATGGAGATAAATCAGTTGATCTATTGAAAAGCTAAGATGGCTGCGCGAATGATATTTCCCACCTGCTCATGAAGCCGATGTATTACGCTCCATCTGCGCCTTGGTCGTCCAGCCACTGCCTTCATTCAAGGTGTGGGTGACTTCTTTGACCAGCCAGTCCTGGCCGTCAATTTCTTGCTTGAAGCCAGTCACGGTAATGGTGCTTTGCGCAGTGACCTCGGGGCGGCCAATGGCCAGGGCCAGCTCAAACGTGGCCATGCCGCGCTCGATGCGCTGGCGTTCGGCCTTGGCGGCATCCAGCGCGTCTTTTTCGCTGGCGTAGGTTTCTTTCAGCGTTTTGGTGTTGCCTTCTTTTTTGCCTGCCACAACCAGCTTGCGCTTGCCGTTCACGCTGTCTGACCAATAGGCTTTGACGCCATCAAACGCATCGCGGGTGCTGCTGCTCCAGCGGTGCTGATCGCCGTCTCGGCGGGTGATGTGGATGGTGGGCAGCTTTTCGCCCTTGCTGTTCTTGGTGCCGTTGATGGGCATGAAGAGCAGGTGCTTTTTTTTGACGGTGGCCACCGCGTCGTATTTGCGGGCCAGACGCGTCAGAAAGTGCATGTCGCTTTCATTGGTCTGCGTGATGTGGGAAATGGCTATCTTGGCCAGGCGTTCGTCTACCTTGTGGGTGAGCTTGCTGCGCTTGGCCAGCTCCGCCAGCACTGCCGCCAGCGTGGTGTTGCTCCAGCTTTTTTCCTTGCGTGTGCGGATCTCGCCGCCCATGTCTGCAGCGCGGGCGCGGATGGTGACTTTATCGGGTGCACCGGTGTGTTCCACCTCGTCCACCACAAAGCTGCCTTTGTCCACCAGCAGCTGGCCCACCCAGCCAATGGATAGCTCAATTTCGGCTTCTTTGCGGGGCAGCTGCAGCAGGCCGTCATGGTCGCTCAGCTCCAGGTCGAGCTGGTCGGCGGTGTTCTCGCGCCCTTCGGTGAGGGTGAGACTAATCAAGCGGGCATCAACAAACGGGGTAATGTCTTTACCCGCAACGGTCAGGGCGTAGGTAGGGCCCGGGTGCTGCGGAGCTGGCGCTTGCAGGTATTGGTCAATTTGGTCTGCCATGGGTCACTCTTGGCCGGGGGCCACGTACTGGCCTTGTTCGTTCACATTGACCTCTGCACCGCCTGCGTCGTCATCCACACGGGCCAGCTGCAAGTCAAAGCTGACGCGGGTGGGGTTGCCCTGACGGTCGTGCAGGGTGCCGGTTTCGTTGAGGCTTTCAATCACGAACAGGCCAAACACTTCGCCATTGCCGCCCACCAGAGCAAAAGACTGCCCGCTGTCGCCCATGGCCCGCAGCTCTGCCAGGCTGGCGTAGTCGCCAATTTGCTCGGGGGCCAGCCAGCCACTGAGTGAGATGGTTTCATCGCCCACACCCACAAACTGGCGGGCAGGGCGGGCGCCCACGCGGCTGTTGCTGGGGTGACGCTAGGTGTTGCTGCGCTTGAGCTCCTGAAACGCCAGCGTGTCCAGCGAGAAGATGAATTGCCCGAAGGCCATGAGCATGGAGCCTTGCATGTGCAGCCCTTTCGTTTAATTTTGGTCGTGCAGGGCGCTGCGGCCACGGCTGGCTTTCTGTCGATCGATGTTTTCAATTTCGGTGCGTACAGCGCGGGCAATGGCCTGTGCGTCCATGCTTGGTGCGGCGGTGATGTGAAACGTGTAGTTGCCACCAGCTGCAGGTGCTGGCGCACTGATGCGCGGGGCCAGGCTGGGCGCTGCAGCAATGGGGGCCGAACCGCTGTCAACACCCACAGCCCCCACGGGGGCAGCAGCTGCACCGGCCATGGCCAGCGCGGCAGCACGCACACCGGCCTAGCCTGCGTTGATGCCGTTGGCGGCACCTTCAGAGATCCAGCCACCAAACTGGGTGAATAGCTTGGACGGGCTGGCAATGCCCAGCTTTTCTTTAAACCACGTGGCTGCGGAGCTGGCCGCGCCAACGATCGAGTCTTTCAGAGCGCCCAAGCGCGAGGTGATGCCCCCGATCAGGCCATCCACAATGAAGCTGCCAAAGTTGCGGAACTGCTCGGGCATGCGCCAGCGCGCGCGCCTGTAGCACTGTGTGCTACATGAAGAAGTTGTGAGTTAGTCGGCTACGGGGGCACGCTGGTCAGTGGATGGCCAGCCTTGCGACACGTCGTAAGCATTGAGTGCAGCCTGCAGCATCTGTGGTGTTCCGCTGTGCTGGGCTTGCAGTGCATCAATGGCTTCGTGGTGGACGCGCTCGGCACTGAAACACGCTTGCACATGCCTGGCCACGGCGGCTGCAATGGCCTGCAGCTCTACCAAAGTGATCTTGACCCAGCCTTGCGCGCTCTTGAAATCCACCTCATCCAGCCCGGCCCACTCGGCATTGGCCACCACCGACGTGATGCTGTTTTGATCATCAATTGCAGTGGCCACCTGCACACCAGAGGGCAGGGTGATGCCGCCTGTTTCATGCTTCCAGCGCAATGCGGTGGCGTCATCTTTCAAAGACTGGGCAGTAGTGAAGCCAATGCTGCGCAGTGCATTGGCTTCGCTCTCGCTGATGGCAGTCAGTCCATCAGGAAAAGAGCCATCACGCGCCATCACTGCAAGGTCGTCATCAGAAAACGCCGTGACTTGGCCCTGTTCATTCTTGTAGAAGTTCATCATGCTGCTCGTGTCTCATTCCAAACGATGATTTCAGCGCTGCCAGCCAGGCGGTAGTACCAGTTAGGGGGCACAACAAAGGTCGTACCTTCGCCGTCACCGGACGCGCCGGTGTAACCAACAGCCTGCCAAGTGGAGTTATTGGGGGAAACCTCCCAGGCCCATGCGCCACCAGTTGCTGCAGCATTGGTGCACACCAAGATGGGTTGTCCAGTGGTGTTGCGATAACTGACCCCCCATGTGCGGGAGCCAATGACGTTCTGCGGAATTTGGTTCACACCGAGTGCAAGGCTTGGCACCGTAGTAATCACCGTAATCCGCCCCTGCGCATCGACGGTGAATTGGGGAATGTTGGTGCCATTGCCGTAGCTGGCGGCCTCTACACCCGTATTGGATAAGGCAAGGGTTCGATTGGCCGTCAGATTGCCACCGCCCGTCAGGCCTGTGCCTGCTGTGATGGTGCGTGCTGCCAAGGCCGCATCTGTGATGCCGTAGCCAGCCAAGGTCGTAGGCTTTCCTGTGACGCCACCCCATGCTAGAGCCACGGCCACAGTGCCAGCAGCCGTTAAGCGACCCTGCGCATCGACCGTCAAAGTAGGGATGGCTGTTGCGCTACCGTAGCTGCCTGCAGTCACTGCGGTGTTGGCCAGGGCAAATGAACGATTGGCCGTCAGATTGCCACCGCCCGTCAGGCCTATGCCTGCTGTGAGCGTGCGCTCTTCTGTCACACTTTTTCGCCAGCCACTCTAGGTATTGCCGTAGCGCGAGCGTGTCCAGGTATCGCCGTTGTTGTATTGCGTATAGGTCTGCGTGGTGATCTGGCTGCCGTGACCGATAACCAGCAAGGTGCCAGCCATGTCCACGGGGTAATTTAGCGCCAGCGTTGCATTGACGTTGGTTCTTTGGATGTAAATGGCTCGGCCAGTCAAGGTATTGAGGTTGACGGAAGCTCCCAGCGTTGACGCCATAGTGAGTGCATCACCATCTTTGAGGTCTGCCACACGCATATCGATGGCATGGGTGTGACTTAGCGTCGTGACGCCGTTGGTGGTTTCTCCTGTCAGCGTGGACGGTGTTCCCATGGCAAAGGTGCGAGATCCCGCCAGTGTGCCGCCACCCGTCAGGCCGTTGCCTGCCACCATGTTGGTAGCGGCCAGAGCAGCATCAGTAATTCCATAACCCGCCAGCGTTGTGGGCTTGCCGGTAATGCCACCCCAAGGCGCAGCGATGGCCACGGTGCCTGCAGCCGTCAATCGCCCCTGGTTGTCGACCGTGAATGTGGGAACGGCTGCTGCACCGCCATAGCTGCCAGCAGTCACTGCGGTGTCAGCCAGTGCAAAACTGCGGTTTGCGGTCAGATTGCCGCCGCCCGTCAGGCCCGTGCCTGCCGTGAGCGTGCGGGCTGCCAGTGCCCCATCGGTGATGCCATAACCCGCCAGCGTTGTAGGCTTGCCGGTGATACCACCCCAAGGCGCAGCAATGGCCACGGTGCCTGCAGCCGTCAGTCGTCCCTGGTTATCGACTGTGAATGTGGGAGCGGCTGCAGCACTGCCATAGCTGCCTGCAGTCACTGCGGTATTGGCCAGAGCGATGGTGCGATCTGCACTCAAGTCACCACCACCAGACAAGCCGGTGCCCACGTTGATTTTGCGCGTCACCAGGGCACGCGCTGCGAACAACCCGGCCACGCTGGCCGCTGTCAGTGCCCGCGTGGCGTCTGTCAACGTCTCAGCAATGGCCTTGGTGACCAACTGCACAACACCCTGGCGCTCGTGGTTGCCGGTGGGTTCAGAAAATTGGTTTCTCCAAACTGCAAGGTGCTGATGTCCACGCTGCCATCGAGCACGCGCAAGTCCGTGGCCAGCAGGAAGATGGAAGCGGGGGACTTTTCCAGAATGATGGCGGCCTGGCTGTAGGTGCCCAGCAGCACGCCGTTGTCCAGGTACAGGCCCAGCCCGCGCACGGTGTAGTTGCCCGCGCCATCGTCGCGGATGGTGTCTGATGCCACTACATCACTGGCAATGGTGGTGATGCGCTTGATTTCGCCAGGGATGGCGGCAATGGTGGCCGTGGGGTTAAAGGCGGTTGCCGTAATCCCCACACTGACGATGCGCCGCGCTTGGGTGCCGTCTTGCGCGGCATTGACCAGTGCCTGGCGGCCTGCGTTGGTAAGTTTAAAAATGATTGCCATGTGTTTGCCGGGAGTTACTGCACAGACATGTCCAGCCGTGCATAGGCGACGGGGCGGCCCACTGCCGCCAGCTTGATAGAGGCTTGGGCCGAGATGCCTTGGATGAAGGTGAAGTGAGAGCGGGCAGGTTTGACGCGGGAGACCTCGGCCATCACGTCCTGCACAAAGGCTGCGCTGGCTTGTTCGCCGTCTTGCCCGCTCATGGTGAAAACCAGCTCGAAGGTATGGGGTTGGCCCATGGGGGCGGTTTGCCACCATTCACGAATGCTGATGGCCCCGCCAAACGCTGCGACCGTGTCGCGCACACTTTTTATGGTGCCGCGCTTGCGCTGCACCTCCACGGCATTGCGCACGATGGCGCGTTTGATGTGCTCAGGCCAGTCACTGCGCCAGGCCTCTACCCCCATTGCCCAGGCCAGCCAAGGCAGAAACTCGATGGGGCACGTGCTGGGGTTCCACAGCGATCGATGCGGCTGGGGGATCTCGGACAGGTGGCGACTTAAGACCGCTTCTGCAGCCAAGTCCAGCGCCGTGGCATTGGGGGGCAGCAGCGACTTAGTCAACGGTGCCCCCGTAGGTCACATTAATGGCCGTGCACCAACTGGCCTGCCCATCACCCACTGCAACGTCTGCAGCCGGAGTGGTCAGCTGCACCTTGGCCACGCCTTCAATGTGCAAGGCCGCGTAGATGCCCGACAAGGTGGGGCTGCGACCGATGCGGTGCATGGAGGCTGCATAGGCATCCAGACGGCGCAAGCCTTCTTCAATCACGCTGGATGAATCGGGCCCTGGCAGGGTAAAGACTTTGCCTACGATCGTGTACGGCACGATCTGCGCAGATTTCACTTGCACATAGTCCGTCAAGGGGCGCACATCTTCTGCGGTGATGGCCGCGTTGACCTTGTCCAGCAGTGCTTGGTCAGCCACGCCATTGCCAGCACGGGAAAGCACCGATACCACCACCCAGCCAGGCGAAGGGCTGGAAACTGCGGCATCCAGCACCTGACCGTCTGCGCTTTTGGCATGAAACACATAGGCACCCACCGGACCGGCCACGCTGTAGCCACGTGGGGCCATCTGAATGCGCACCCTGAAGTCGTCATCCCCTTCCATTACCGCCTCAATGGGAGGATTGGCCTCGGGGTCAGCTTCAACAATCGTCAGGCGCTGCACCCCATAGAAAGCGGCCAGCTGATCCAGATCGGAGTGCTGGGCGTAGGCCAGCATGACGGCGTGGGCGCTGTCGTTGCGGTCACTGCGCTCCACCACCAGCTGGTAGGCAATACGCTGCAGCCACTTGGTCAAAGGCTCTGACTCCAAGGCCAGCGTTGCTGCGGTATCGCTGCGCAGGTCAGCGGGCATGGCTGCAATCAGATCCTGCTTGAGGGTGGCCAAGATCACCTCAAACTGCGGCACCACCACTACGGCAGGCGCTGGCAGCTGGCTCATGTCAATGATTTGCGCGTTGCTCAT